AATAGCATTAATATCCTGGGTATCGAAAATTGAACCCTGGCCATCATCATTGAAATATCGAATGAAGTTAGAGGTTAATGATATACCTACTTTGTTTTTAAATAAGAATTGATTGAATACCTTAGTACCGGCAAGATGCACATTCTCAAGAAGACCCGGCATGTAATCTGCTGGATTGACGGCACTCTTAAGCTCATAAGAATACTCCTGAAGATAATCACTATCCTGAACCTTCTTCTGCGAATCGTAATAAAAATCTTCGCCGTCTTCGGCCAGTGTTTTCGTGTATCCATTAATATGAGAATTAAAATTAGACCAATAACCAGAATTCGTGCCCTGTGATTGTGACGTTACCACTGCCTCTGCTCTAACCGATCCATCTGAGGGTCTTGTCAGCTGTACATATGTCCCATCGGGATATCCAAACCCAGAGCCTTGAACAGCTACCTCTTCAATCGTTCCTATTTCGAATGCTACAGGAGATGCAATGACAGCGTTTTCACCCAATTTAGGCGAATCATAATTTTGTTCTGACTTTATCGTTGAATATAAGACAATACCATCTCTAAGAATATCATTTGTTTGGCTGTCAAACCCGTAATAGGTGTAAGGTGTGATTCGAAGATAGCCGTTAGAATTAATCTCCCTCACGATACCTTGTCTACCAGTTCCTGTCTCTGTGATGATATTACCGATTGAAAAATCAAATACCTCTTCGGAATTGGTGAAGATAATATTTTGGTCTCTTCGGTCGAATCTGGAAAATAAAGAATCTTGCAATACAGATTTCACATCATTTGTGTAGGCAGTACCAGGGTTGACGTTTAATAACGCATCGATAGTTCCAATGGTAATATCTTGCAAATCAAATGCGTCTTCTAGTACGGTATTAATATTGACAGGAGAGGCTGAACCAGACATTGGAGTACTTGCTCCATAATCTGCAGCATTTAATGCGACAGACACATATGGAGAAATTAGGTCAGTGATAAGACTGACTGTCTCTGAATTAGATATGGATTCTACTCGAACGTCTGTCGATAATCCGGTATCTGGTTCTAAATTACCAGGAGCAGAACTATTGAGAACTGTGTAACTGACTGCTGGTACAGTAATATTTGGATTACGATCAACTGTACTTACGGTATATGACAGACTGAATGATGTACCAGTGTCTATTCTGACAGCAACATAACTCGTTGTTTGTCCTGTTACTACACCAGATGTACCATTCGTGTCACTGAGTCTCTCGTATATTTCGAAATCTTCAGCCGAATTATCTAAAAGGATGAGCTGATTCGAAGAAAGTAATCTTGTTTCTTCGAGACTGTAACCCCAACCACCATCTTGTAGATCGTATTTTACCTGACCGTCAATATCTTCTGATATCTTTGTGACGACTGCAGTACCTCCGGTCCCTATCGGCGATGTGACATTTACAATATCACCAACCTCATTACCTACGGTTCTGATTCCGAGCTGATCATCAACATCTAAAAAGTTCATAGATCCGTTTACGAATCCAAATCCTACCTCTACACCATTCACGATTGTCAATAATTGATCATATTTTTGAAATGAACCTCTTACCTGATCAATATAAATGATCGGGGTCAAGATACCATTTAATAGAATCGTATTAATTTTATCGACCGCAGCCTTTGCTCCAGAAAACGATCCTGTAATATTACGAGAAAGAAGTGTACTATAATCGTACTGTTCACCGGTGGGTGAAAAGAATTGATTATTATTTGGGTACATCTGCAGATAATTACCGGTCTTCCATTTAGAGTCGGATACCTTGAGCATATTCGCTGCAGGATAAACGACCTCAACATCCTTATTGTAAAACATTTGGAAGAAAAGCTTAATGCCAGAAGCCGAACCTTTACGTTGATATAGATCAAGGATATTTCGAACTAGTACCTTTACCCCTGCTTCATCAAGGGGAAGATCTGCCATATATTTGTTTTTAAAGTAAAGTAACATCTCATTTTGAGTGGTCGCGATATCACGATACTCAAACATCCTACGAGCATTATAGGTAGATTGGTTCGTGGTCTCTTCCAACCACTTGTAGTATTCTTTCGTGAGTGCAATCAATTCCTGTCCGCTTTCCTTATAGATAGCGGGGTATTGACTTTCTACGAAGAGAGATACATTTTTGTCTACAATGCCAACCATTTTACTTTACCGTATTAATTATAGGTCTTGGCCTGATTAATCGTAGCCTCTTTTGCTTCGACTAGATTCATATTGACAGTTACGTCAGTGTCGCGGATAATGAATACACGACCCTTTGGTGATTTGACATCTTGGTCTTTGGTGTTTGCCGTGACCTTAATACCAGACCCATCGAATCGTTGAACAACAAAGTCAACCAATCTAACCTCACCAGTATCATAATCTACAGTACCGGCTTTTGGATTAATGACCTGAGGATTGGCCGGATCATCAACGACGATCTGAATATTACCCAAGCCATCGTCTTGAATGTATACGCAAACATCATCTACGTCATAAGGACTACTCTTGATTGCCGGCTTATAGTCTGGGAATCCGTTCTCATCTCTAAAGGGATATGGCCTAACGAGAGGAGCATTAAACTGAAATCGTGGATTGCCTTTTACATTCAGTGCTGGGGCATATTCGATGATAGGTTTAATCTCGAGGCTAGTGCTCTTAATTGCAGTGTCAATACTATCGATTGCACTTGAAAGCTTAGACACTCTTAATGTCTTATCGAAGTCTTCAAGGGTGTCGTCAGAAAAGGTACCGATTGCATTACGTACCAAGGTTTCTAATTCACTGGCAGATCTACTTGTTTGCTTACCAGTGTAGGATACGTCCACGATCATGTCAGCATATACGAATTCTGTTTGAACAAATATCGGTTCGATGGACAATGGAGATCTATCCGCCAAATATTCAAGATAAGAATTGGCAAGTGTCTGGGAAATAATTGTCGTATCGTCTGAAAGATATACCGAAACCGCGACCTTACCAAACTGTGGTGGATCTAACTCATCACCACCGTACACAGATACTGCCGTGATTTCTGGGAATTGTTGCTTGAGAAGGATTTCGTAATCCTTTGTGGTAACAGCCCTTTCTTGAATTTGAATTGACTTAGGAGCATTGAATCGAATAGATTCCATCGATTCACGTTCGGCTCCACCCGTAGAAGGAGTCACCGTCTCGACTGAGATCGATGCCCCTTCTATGAATGAAGCTGTGAATGCAGAAATTTTATTACCTTCTTCACCAGAACAGATTCTATATCGAACACGAACATCCTCAAATTCCTCTGGCTGTGCACCGAATTTATTCCCACCGAAATAAACACTATATCGATTATCAAAATAAGGCTCTACATAAAATACCTTGTCCGTTGGCCCGACACCAAATATGTCATTTGCCCTTGTGAAAACATTTTGATCGTCTGTCGCCTCAGCATCAACGAATACCACCAATGAATCTGTATCGACATTATCATTAGAAAGTGCTACCCTGAGCACACCATCTGCATCAACAATGAAGCCTTCTCTCTGGAAGCTTTCTAGCATCTGACCTTCGAATAGTGTAATCGTTTCTGTTTGATAAACACCGGCAGCTATTCTCTTGGCAATATATGTTTCGTCTGTGACAAACTGGAATGCCTCACCAAGATATGTTGCCTGAAAAATACTATATCGTGGAATCGTGAGTGTTTGAGCAGTCTCTGTCTCATCAGTGATCGTAACGATAACTTCTGCTCTTGCAGATCTTCGGGATCTTGGTAGATAGTTTAATTCTTTAGCATGGGAGACAATTGAGTTTTTGATTGAGGCGGTGTCGAGGAACATTTCGTTGATTGCCATGTTCGTATAATAATTATTCATAAACGTATTATACGAAAGGACATCGAGCAGTGCACTCAGATTCGACCCTTCAAAATTATAGTCTTTGAACTGTGTCTGTGTTTGCAGATATGTCTTTAATTGGGTCTTGATCCCATCAAAGTCCAGTTCTGTGATTGGTGTCTTGACGTCTGCCATTTATCTAATCCTTTCTAAAATCACATCGAGTGTGATCGGCTGTTGTCTGTTGCGAATATAAAATTGAATGACAACACCAACTGTATTATCATCAATTTCTGACCGAACAGAAACATCTATAAGTTCTGCTCTTGGCTCATACAATTCAATGGTTGATGTTATTTTATCTTTTAATAATTTCAGTGTAGATGGGGTAATATTTTCGAAAAGCAATTCACGGATGCCACCACCGAGGAATGGTTGCATAGGTCTTTCACCTGGGTCCGTCAGTAAAAGATTTTTGATTGCATCTTTCACTGCGTCCTCATCTTTCAACATGACGATGTCAGCAGAAAGAGGACTCTGAGCAAGATCTTTTGAAAAATCTTGATACAGAGATACCTTTTTAGTGACCGGGGTAAAGAGATCCCTGGCGTCTAATGTTGTCAGTGGCATTACGATGGTCTCCTTCTTATATCAAGGTGTATATCACCCGAATCTAAGAACCTTACGTGTTTAAAACCTACCTTTATGGCTGTATTTGTAAATGTTTCTTCATCATCACCCGTTGCCTTGATGTCTACGACTTTACCACTCATATGAGATGATTCCGGTGGAGCTCCAATTTCTTCATTATATTGTTGACTTCTCCAGCCAGATGTGATATCCATCTTAGACCCAAGCTCATCTGATAGTCGAATCAAATATACCTTCACATCTAAATCAATATTGACATAGCCCTCTAGGCCACAGTTTTCATCATCGACCCAATCACCAGATATACCTATCTTACTGTCTGTACCCTCTTTCACATCTTTACATGATGGCAGGGTAGAATATTCTTTAATGGTAATTCGTTTCACATTCACTGGTTCTTCTCCAGTGGGAGTAATTGCCTTACCATTCTCAGGTGACCACATCGTCTCCTGTTTCTCGATCAACTCTTTTTTCTTCTCGTCTGACATTCTTACAGCACCATTTCTGATTGCTGAAGATGTGTTGATGTTAGAAATGATCTTAAGTCGATTCGCTATATTAGAATATTTATTTGCAAAGTTGTCAAGGGGTGACTTAATCTGGTTCATTAACGCCTCAATGTTGAAGATAAAGGCGCAAAAACGAGAGATTAAATAATATAATTCCTCAATATTGGGATTCTCAAAGAGGCCAACAGCGTAATCGACGAGAGATTTGAATTTATCTTCAATTGCCTTTTTGTTTTCGTCATTGAAAAACAAACACATTTTCTCTTTTTGAGTCATCACTCTCTTCACCAACTGTTCATTGATGAAGGTAGATACGTTGCCAATTACATTCTCGATATTGAAGTTTTCAATTGCACTTCGGATATTATCAAACGCATCCATCAACCCCTTGATTAACTGTTCCTTGAGTTTCTCGATTAATGCTTTGACAGTAATTTTTTGTATTGCGGCCTTGATAATATCATCAAGGTCACGAATCTTGGTCAGAAATTCCAACGCGTCTTTAATAATTGCCTCTGCAGTGCCCAATAGAGTAAAGAACCCTTCAATCTGAGCAAAGAAATTAGGCATCTGGGCACACAGACCTCCCATTGAGCTCTGAGCGAACGATCCCTGATAATAGCTATTAAGCTGGGACAATAACACAGGTACATCATTAAAGCACTTATCTGTGCAATCTGCCGGTGTTAAATTATAGTCAGTGATAAACCCTGCGTATTCTAAGGCTGTGATAGGCCCTTGTTGCAATCGATTGTTTAGGTCTGGATAACCACTACCACCAGTTCGATTTAAAAGCGTATTTAATTGTTGTTGTCCTTCACCAAAGGTATCACCATATCGGCGAGTAGCTACTGCGATGGGATTTGATTCTGCCTCATCTAATACATTTTGCTCTAACGCTGCAGAAAACGCCTCGATCTGCCTGAAGGTATAATTACCACGGCCATTGATCGTAGGTCCTTGAGGTAGAGATAACCTATTCTGTAGAGTTAAATTAGTATCGTCAGCACAAACTTCCATTTTAGTCTCCGTGAGAAGCTACATATCCAGCATTATTAAAGGATCTTGTTACAGCCCTTGATATAATCGCTGTGGATTTGCCTGGTGGTTCTGGCATCGTAACACCAATAGAATCCAACGATGGCAAACCAAGAATCGAAATGCCGGGTACGTCGATGACAGGGGCAGTCGGTACACCAGGTGTGCCACCCATACCAATATTTACCACAGAACCATCGATACTTGTGATACCACCAGCAATAATTGTTGCAGCACCTCCAGCTTGAGCACTGAAAATACCTCCCGTGCTTATTTGCATTGCACCACCCACAGTGAAATCCATTACCCCGCCAGTAGAGATAGAGAAGAGACCACCAGTCAAGATGCCTGCAGCTCCACCTGTCTGGAGACTCAACGTGCCACCAGTACTAATATTTGTTTTGACTCCACTCACGATATTGATGCCTTGTGTGATGCCAGGAGCATTCGGGCTTGGAGTACCAATCGGAGTCCCAACCACAGGGGTGACAGGAGGTAGGGCTCCAGTCTGTCCTATGAATAGGTTACTCCCGGTCATATGTGTATCAATGACGGATGTAATCTTGGTGAACAATCCACTGAATGATTCGACACTGTAATAACCAGTCGTGAATACTTTATTACCAGTAATCTTGACATCACCACCACTGGGCCCAGGAGCACCATCTACGTTGCCCAGGCCTGGGATAAATCCACTTGCGCCTAGGAAGAGCTCTTTGGTTGCCTTGACTGATGTTGTGGATTTGGATTCGATCTTGACATCTCCACCACGAGCCTCTAACATCTCGGCGTTCAGATACATTGCTGATCCGACTCCAAATTGGGCGTTACCTCTTACAATTAAATTATAATCGCCTTCGATTTCTTCTGTCTTATTTCCTTTGACATATACGTGGGCATTACCGCCAATTGTGACGTAATAATTCCCACCTTCATTTCCTACCGACTGATGATAATTACCATCCGTGACTTCGTATCGATCACCAGAGGCGTTTTCTGACACGGTGCCGGATGAATCAATCTGAATATAAGATCCTGCCTTGTGGTGAATCATAATACGCTCACCGTCTGGAGTATCATCCAATTCAATCGAATGATGAGTCGTTTCGATCACTCTATTATGTGGATATTGGGCATTATAAGCAGATGATGGCTGTGACCAATTTTTATCTGTTCCGGCGATCTTCTGCTCTTCTGTCCTGCCCATCTCTTGCTGAAGGACATAGGTCTCTTCGATATTCTCACCTCGAGCCAATCTTGACATCGATGGGTTACCGATAGATCTTGGGTCAGTACCTTTTGATAATTCTGTGCCGTTACGGTGTGGGACAACGCCCCAGCCGTTTTTCTCTGGGTCTACAACCTCTTGATATTGGCCAGGTATTAAACCCAGAACCATAGGTTGTTGTGCATCTCGGCCGTCGAGGAACATGCCGTACACGAATGAATTGAGTGGTGGCGGGGGTTGACTTAAATCGTAAGAACCAGAGGCGACAATTGCCCAGGGCAATTCTGGTGTAGGAACTTGTTTATTCGTACCGTGAACTGAGAACGCACGAACTTGGACCCTTCCTTCAAATTGAGGGTCATCGTTATTCTCCACCACGCCGATGAAGAAGACCGGACTTTTAATTCCTACTCCTAACTCAGCCATATTTCACCATAGTCATTGATGTATTTAAATCGTTCCCCATAATATCGTGATCGGTACTCAATACCAAATAATTGCCAGATAGTTTTGAATCTTGATTTACCTGTTCTCGTACTGTTCTTTCCTGTATATCGATGTTCAATACATTACCAGGTTCAATATCCAATCGACCTGAGATCTCAGCCTTGACTGTGGTCGCACTCATGTGATGAGTATGAGATATTCTGTTGGCATATGATTGAGCATAATGTTGATCGGGTCTAAGGTTTCCTTCCGGCTCATCTTCGTATCGATAGTCTCTAAAGACAATGAACCTAGGAGCGTTTTCCTCGGTAAAGGTTGCCTTCATATATTCTTCTGTATGGATATCATCTGAAATCTTGCGTTTTTTGCCTGACGCACTCACATAGTTACCATTTTTGGTATAATCGTGTACGGTTTCTTTTACCTTTCTTTGTAACAGATTAATCTCTATTGATTTATTTTTATATCCACCCGACACCATATCAGTACCACTGTCAACCCGAACCGTATCCACAAAAGAATTAAGAGAAGCGATCTGGGCAATTGGTTGATCTCCCTCTCGTGTGGTAAAAGGACCATATGTCATCTGCTGAATTTGAGAAGGATTGTCGGTGGCCCTCTTCATTAGAAACTCATCTGTGACGAACCAATATGAACTCAGGGTCTCGAAGAATCTATAAGATGAAGAGATAGAATCCGTGCTGTATGCTCTCGACGCCAGGAAAGACATTGCCCTCTGGGGTGAATAATTCGGAATGACTGCCTTGATATTGCCTATTGAAGGCTGGAGATAGACTCCTCTGCCACTTCTTTTCAAAGTATATTTTCTGGCATCGAAGGGTAAGATCTCTTTGTCTTGGTTGATCGTGGTGTTTCTTTGTTCTGCGAAACCACCAAAATATTCTTTCATCAATGATTCTGCAGCAAAAGAGCACGTCACATTTGTAAAGGGTCTGATTACCTTTCGAATACTAGCGTTCCATGTTGTTCGCGACATAAAGTGAAGCATATACGTCACACCAGAACCATCACTACTTGCATTCACGTTATCTATTCTATAGACCTGACAATCTAAATTACGTACGGTACCAAGGTCATCGCAGATTAATTCTAAACTGAGTTGTTCTTCACCTCGAAGACCAAACAGATCTAGCATACCTACGTTATCTAAAACGGTTAATACTCCTCTCCAACTCACTGACACGAGCGATTGGGATATATGAATCTCAGTAATGAGACTACTTATATCCCTAGAATTCCTATCGGTCCTTGTAATTTCCGCCTTAAGAATTCTACATGTTTGAGGATTGAATTCGCTCATACGTTAAAACTTGCTTTGAATTCTCGCTCTATTTGAGTCAGGTAAGATTTGTCAAACAACAAAATTTCTTTTTTATTGTTGTTAATGTCTTCTTCGTATTCGTAATATCGATATGCTACCCATTCGTCGGGTATGATTCGTTTGATAATGATCTTAGCACCTTTCTCAGTACGAAGAATTACCCTATCTTCTCTACGGAGATATATGGTTTCAAATGATTCGGGAGTTAAGATAATATCTTCGACGGCCATTTATTATGTCCCCGCTGGTCTGTAATAATAAACAATGTTGTTATCGCCACCCTCATCTTGAAGCCAATTCAAGATATCTTCACCAGTGGCGTCTGCAATATCTTCATATTTGTCTATGAGATATTCGTGGAATTGCTCTAGGCTCTTTGGCCAATCGTGGTAGGGATCAACGATTCCATTCGCCATATAAACCAACCAAACGTAATCCACAGAACCATAGTAATATTGAGCGATGTCTTCTGCCCTCTCTCCTTCTTTTACCGTATACGGCATGTAGAGAAATGGGTTTGTAGTTAGATCCTTGACAAATTGAGTTCTTCGTGTTATATCTCTAACACGACGACCCTCATATTCGATGATAGGAAATTCAGAAAAATATTTCATTTATGCGTTTACCTCTGGCTCATCTGTAGATGTAGCAGGAGATGTTGAATCTGCTCCATAATCTTCTGCCGTATGGATACCAAGTTCATTGATCGTGATTGATAATGTGACTGCTGTAGGTTTACCACCACGCAGGATGGTCATATCATTACCGCCCGTATAATCTGCTGAGACTGCCGAAATCATTGCTGGTTTAAATCGAGGCCAAAAAGATTCATCAACACCAATGAGAACCGTATCTACAACCGATGGATAATTCAAGAATGCCCTTTCAAAACCTGGAATACTACTATCAACTGTAGGGAGCGCGTTACGTTTAAATAGGTTGACAATATTTTTAATATTCTGAGAATCTTGAGGGCTGGATGGGAAAAGTGTCCAATCGAATTGATATGATTTTAGATCAACACCACCAAAGGCCAATGTTTCTTTTGGGTTTAATGTTTTACCGGTGACCGCGTCGATTGTTTTACCCATATCGCCTGGTAGAATATTTCTTGCAGCAAAACCTGCAGCCGCTGCTACGGTACTGGTGTCCAAGCCACCGATCTTCCCCAATGCGTTTTCGATGCCCTTTGCGAGAGAACCTATCATGTCCCCACCGCCTTCTTTTATCTTAGAGAAATCCATATTTTTGATCATCTCTGCACCGGCCTTACCAACCGTCTCTAGCATTTTGTCACCTTTCGAGGCCAAATCACCAATGGTGCCGCCCTTTGCATAACTGGCCAGGCCTCTTGCAATCTTTTCAGCAATCACGTCTTGCTCGAATCCTTCTATTCTGAGCGAGATCTCATCATTGAGTGCAGATGGGAATGGTAATTCTATCGACGAGTTCTTACGAACGTTTGCTGCTTTGCCCCCACCATCATTATTAATCTGATTGGATTGGAGGTCTTGAGGGGCAGAAAACTTTGCATAATTTTCTTGTAGGTCAGCGTATGCATATTCTTTGAAGATAAAAAGAATGGAATGCGGATAGGGAGTAGACGGAAATGAATATCTTTCCGACGACATTCCTTTTTTATTTTGCTGAATTACGAACTCTGGTCGAGTAGATCGTCCCATTTCGGTTCCCTGTTTTTGAATAAATATTAAAGGCAATTACTTTTTATTTATATCGAACTTGACAAATGGCGTATAAAGGTAGGTTTAGGCCCAAGAACCCTGCAAAGTATAAGGGCAACCCTACAAACATAATTTATAGATCCTTGTGGGAATTGAAGTTTTTTCGTTTGGTAGATGATCACCCAGATGTGATTTGGTGGCAATCGGAAGAGCTTGTCGTCCCGTATAGATCACCGATCGATGGAAAGGTGCATAGGTACTATCCAGACGTGATTGTGCACATGCGAAAACGAGACGGCAGTATTGGTACATTGATGATAGAAATCAAACCAGCCGGACAAACTCGGCCACCCGATATAAAGAAAAAGAATGCGACACCCACGGGTAGAATATCTACCAGATATCTGAGAGAGGTTAAAACCTGGGGTGTGAATGAAGCGAAATGGAAAGCAGCAAGAAGCTATTGTGCTGATCGAGGCTGGGAATTTCAAATTTGGACCGAAAAGGAATTGGGTATAAAATGATTAGGATAGTGAATAGATTAGGGTTTTTGTTTTTGGCATTCGTGTTAGGTGTTTATACACAGAGTGTGAAGGGTGCTTGTCAGGCCCATGATGATCATCCAATGATCGATCAGTTGTGTGGTATCGATATGCCTATCAGTGATACTATCTTTTATGAAAACACATCAGACGAACCCATTATTCTCTGGCGTGTGTTCAATATGGAATATCCAGAATCGGCAACAGGTAGATGGTGGTCACTCGATATTCCGACCCAATTTACCAGAGAGGAATATAGAAAGGCAAATGCAATTTGCCCAGAATGGAGTTCATTGAGCGGGATCACCCGATGTACGTTGAAACCGGGTGGGAAGTTTATGATTGGACATACCGAGGCTGTTCAGTGTAAGGATGTTGAATATCCTGCATCTGATACACTTCAAATATTTCTGGTCGACCCGTGGGAAGACCTCCATAACTGTAGTGCCTGGACCTGGGAGGAATAGTGGCTCAAATATTCGACGAAATATTATTAAAGGGAATTCGTGCCGGACAAGCGCCGGGGCGAACCAAAGCCGCACGAGAATGGTACCGTAAACAAGCCCAGGGGGTAAGCAAGGGCTCGGTATCTCAATCAAAACTTGAATCTCAGTTGACCAAATCTGGTAGGGCAAAGGGCCGGCTTCAATACGGCAATATGTACATGTTCGCATATGATCCAAAGCATAAAGACACCTTACCGTATTATGATAAATTTCCTCTCGTTTTTCCAATAAATAGAGCTAAGGGTGGCTTTCTTGGGATCAACCTACATTATCTCCCACCTACGTTGAGAGCTAAACTGATGGATGCTCTATATTCGACAACGACAAATAAAAAATACGATGATTCGACTCGATTGAAGATATCGTACGATATTTTAAATAGTGCTGCTAAATTTAAGCCATTTAAACCGACTGTCAAACATTATCTATCGAATCAATTACAGTCTCGGTTTTTATTAGTCGCTCCTTCGGAATGGGATACAGCACTATTTTTACCGACAGCAAATTTTGTCGGTGCTAGTAAACAAAAGGTCTGGGCAGATTCCAGAAAAATAATAAGGGGATAATAAGTGCCTTTTAACATAACGCAATTCAAGTCAACATTTGATCGATATGGTGGTCCCAGCCGATCGAATCTTTTTGAGGTACGTATATCCAATCGGCCCCGGTTGAATACATCTAGGATAGGGCCTAGAGATTTTTCTTTTTTCTGCAGCAGTATTACAATTCCAGGCATCTCACTTAATATGGCAGAAGATGTTAAGGTCGGCCAATTGAATAGAGAGTTCCCCACCACCATTTCAAAGGAACCAATCCAGGCAATCTTTTTGTGTGATTCAGACCACGAAGTGCTTCGATTCTTCCATTCTTGGATGCAGACTGTTGTGAATTACGGAACGACAGGTGGTCCACTTTCATCGATCAACGGAGATCAGTTACCATTCGAGGTGGGCTATAAAAGCGATTATACATTAGACATGTTCGTTCGACACTATACCACAGATTCTAGTGATTTCCGTTATTACGAAACACAATTTGAAAACATATTCCCTACCTCATTAGGAAATATTGACCTGGCCTGGGAAGACAATGATTCGTTTATGACTCTCCCCGTCGAGTTTTCATTCGATAGATTTAGATTTGCAGGTGAAATTAATGGGACCAATAGAAGTTCCCTCGGTAGAGGTGCTGGTCTCTTAGAGACAATCGGAGCCATTGCTGGATTCGCAGATGTCGTCCGACAAACGGTCAATCAAGGCAATAGTGTAACATCAGTACAAGATGCTGTCAATAGGTTGACTAGAGTTCGTAATTCGTTTGATAATATTAGCGACATCTTCGGAGGTGGCTAAAACATAGGAGTATATTATGGCGTTGCCTAAAATTGATTTACCTATTTTGGAAATGGAGCTTCCTTCCACGGGTGAAAAAATAAAATACCGACCTTTCACGGTCAAAGAAGAAAAAATCTTACTTGTGGCTCAAGAGTCCAAAGATCCAGAGCAAGAGGTTCTCGCTGCTAAACAAGTTGTGAACAATTGCTTGATCGATAAGGAAATTACAGATCTTGCAATGTTTGATTTGGAATTCGTGTTATTGACGATGAGATCTAAATCGATTGATAACAATATTGAATTCAGATTAACTGACCCAGATACAGAAGAACAGATCACGGTCAATCTCGATTTAGATGAAGTCAAGCTGGTTAAGCCAGAAGGACACTCAAATAAAATCAAGATTAATGATGAATATTATTTGTTTTTAAAATATCCAAGTATCGATGAATTCATTAAGATTCTCAGTTTCGAACCTACCGATCCATTGGTAAATTATTTTATTATGATTTCGTGTTTAGATAAGATAGCATCAGAGGACGAGGTACATGATTTTTCTGAGTATTCTGACGAAGAGATCGACGATTTTATGGGTAATATGACTGGAGATGTAATTAAAGGGATTCAGACCTTTTTCCAGACAATGCCAAAATTGAGACACGAGATCCAATACACCAATAAGGAAGGTACCGAAAAGACATTTGTGATAGAGGGAATGCGAACGTTTTTTATCTAATGCTGTGCCATACCACTTTGGGAAACTATTATCAGGTCTTGTTTGCCATGGTGCAGCATCATAAATACTCAATAGGTGAGCTGGAAAAGTTAATACCATACGAAAGAGACCTGTATTTCGCGATGTTAGTTAACTGGGTCGAAGAACAAAAAGAAAAACAGAAGAAATAACAATGGCAGAAGAAACAGCAGGATCATTACCCATGAAGGGTAGAGCTTCGACTAATCGAACCGAAGAGAAGAAGCAATATTCTGAACAGACAGAGGCAATCATTGATCGTCTCAAGCGAGAAGGACAATTACTGCGTAATAGTGGTAAGAACTCTATTCGTCAAACAAATGTCGAGTTGGAAAAATTTTCTGTTGCGTTCGATAGTATCTCTGATGCCATTGCAGATCAAAGTTCTATCTTAGACGGGATGCAAGGTCTAGCTCAAGATCAAGCTGAAACCGCAAAACGAAATGCTGATCTGGCCGAATTAGACGATGGGGAATCTGAAACTGCCAAAGAAATCAGAATGCTTCGAGAAAAGGCTGATCTATTCAGAGCAAAATCTGACCTAAAAGAAGCAAAAGGACCAGGCCTTCTTGACAAACTTATAGGCGGTGGAGCAAGAAGTCTTCTGAAGAATCTTGCTATCTTTGCTGGTGGGGGTTATATTGCTTTTAAAGTAATAAAAGGATTTGTTAACGAAATGACCGATGGTGGGTTTGATCGGTTTATGGAAGATATCAAAAACTTTGATTTCGCTGGTCTCGGTCAAACACTATTAGAGTTTGGAACCACTGCTGTTGAATTCATTGGTCAGGCCGGTGCAGGATTACAGAGTATGATTACATACTTCGATGATCCTTTAAAGATTCTGACCGGTCTTGCAGCATCAGCAGTCGGTGCTAAACTCATTACCTCTATTGGAACATCTATTGCTGGAAAGGCAATTGCAAGTCTTGTTACTGGAATGCCTGGTGCAATGTCTGGCGCTGCTGGTAAGGGTATGGGTAAGGCAATGATGGGTGCCCTGGGTGTGGCCGGATTGATCTACGCTGAAGATATAGCCTCTTTTATTAGAGGTGAAGCCAGAAATGCTGACATCAAGAATTTTGACCTTAGAGAATCCGCCACATCAGTAGGAATTAGTGCTGGAGCTGGTGCCACCCTTGGTATGATGTTTGGTCCTAAAGGAGCTCTCGTAGGAGCCGTTGCTGGATTTGCCTATGGTCTAGGGAAAGAGGTTTATGATTTCATTCAAGACGACGTCTTAGACAAAGGAATCCTGTCGAATGAGGCAGAAGACATTATTGCAGCTCGTAGAGAAAGACAGCGACTTCAAGAATCACTCGGTGACAAATATCAAGAATACATAGACGCGTTACCTGAGAGAAAAAGAGCCGAAATCTTATCAGACGATGAATTCAATGCAAGGGCCCAGGCAGAATTAGACAGATTAGATACTGAAATGGCTGAAGCCCAAGAAGCTTTTGATAATCGAAGCATTTATGTTGGCCGCGGCCGATCCAAAACCCTTCGAAGTGCACGTCTTCTGGAAAGAGAAAAGGAAGAATTCGACGAGAAGATGGCACTTTTACGCCAACAAAGAGAGGGTCTCGCTGGACAACTTGCTGGAATGGATCTTGAAATAACTCCGGCCGTAACACCAATAATGGATGCTGCCGAAGCTCCTACTCCTCTCACCCCTCCACCAAATGCCGTAATACAAGAAATGCCGGCAGATATGGCTGCGAAATTAGAAAGTGTCGCGAATGTTCAGGCTCAGACAGTGACTGTCGAGGTGAACAGAGGTGGTGATAATCACACGAATATCGTTAATGATATTAAAGGTGGTCCTACGCAGACATTTACTAGTGTTAATGCTAATGGATCTCCTGTCCAGCAAGATGTCTTCGGGCCAATAAGCTAAAAAAAAGGAGCCCTATTCGGACTCCTTTTCTTTTTGCCTTTGTTCTTCTCTTTTTCTAAGAGCTTCATTTAGATTATGGTCATACATTTCGATGAAATTCATCCACTGTAAAGCCTCTTTAAAA